CACGCCGCCGGGCCGCACCAATAAAATTGGTTTACCTCAATTGTTAAAACGGTTCCTCTGTCTCGCCTATCGGGCCTTTCGGCAACCGCTCTTTCGCCATTGCAATCAGACGCTCAATCAATTGCGACGCTTGCACTTTGCTCAACGTCGTTGGTGTCGCATCGTCGCCAAACATGGTGACGCATAATTGCACGAAATCGTTGTCGTTGTCAACACCCGCTTTTTTGGCTTGTATTTTGACCATTCGCATTTGCGCGGC